GTAATTGTTGTTGCTAATGAAGAACTACTTCTTGATGGGGTAGAGTCAGAAGTTAAAGGCGTTATTTTCTGCAAGTCTTTATTTGGCGAAGATACTAAGTGGGTTCAGACTTCTTACAATGGCAACAAGCGAAAGAATTACGCAGGCATTGGATTTACTTATGACCCAATCGCTGACCATTTCTTTGCGCCGCAACCATTCCCATCATGGATATTAAATGATGATGCTATTTGGGAAGCGCCAGTTGCTTATCCTACAGACGGCAAAATTTACACATGGAATGAAGATACTCAGGAGTGGGACCTAGTTACAACTGAAGGTGCGTAATGGCTTGCGTTAGCGTAAAAAATAAAGTTATTAGCAGAAGCATGTTGGTGGGCAATGCGTTCTACAATCCACCCGTTCCTTTGACATTTATAGTTGTTGCAGGCGGCGGTGGTGGTGGTGGAGATAGCGCTGGTGGTGGCGGTGCTGGCGGTTTAGTTACTTCAACATTAAATGCTGTTATAGGAACTTCTTACACTGTAACTGTTGGTGCTGGCGGTAGCGGTGCAAGTGGAACTAGCACTGGCTCCAATGGTTCTAATTCTGTTTTCCAATCTACAGGCAATGGCGGTGGTGGCGGCGGTGGTTCAGGAGGCAAAAATGGTAATTCAGGCGGTAATGGTGGTGGCGGTGGAAACGGTGGTGGTGTAGGCGGCGCTGGTTCACAAGGATTTGCTGGCGGTAATTCTTTTGGAAATACTGGCGGCGGTGGTGGTGGTATGGGTGCTATTGGTGGAACTGCAACAGTTAATACAATTGCTGGCGCTGGTGGTAACGGTGTAAATACTTATTCCACATGGGCTACTGCTACTTCAAGCGGTGACAGTGGTTATTATGCAGGAGGCGGCGGTGGTGGTCAGCAAACTGCTTCAACTACGCGTTCTACTGCTGGTCTAGGCGGTGGTGGTCAAGGCGGTTATTATGTAAGCGCTCCAGGAGCAGATGGAAACCCTGGAACTGCTAACACTGGCGGCGGTGGTGGTGGTGGTGGTGGCAATAAAATTGGAGGCACTGGTGGTTCAGGAATTGTAATCATTCGTTATGCAGATTCTTTAGCAAATGCCGCATCAACAACAGGTTCTCCTACGCTTTACACAACAGGCGGATTTAAGTATTACAAATTTACAGGTTCAGGTTCCATCACTTTCTAATTTAAGGAGAGAATGGTGGCAACTACCTACCGTTATTTATTTGTAGATTTATTAACCAATACAATCATTGGCGAACTTCCATTAACAGGAGTTGCTTTTACACAGCAATTAAATCAAGCAGGAACTTTTACTGGTCACTTGCTTTTGTCTGGCATTGACACAGATAAATTCAATGTAGATAACTCAACCATTCCTGGTAAATGCGGTTTGTATGTGGACCGTGACGGCATTTTGGTATGGGGTGGGGTCATTTGGGGCCGTTCATATAACAGTGCAGAGCAGACTCTTTCCATTACAGCCCGTGAATGGATTTCATATTTTGAGCGTAGAAGAATTACGCAGACAGTTGATTTTGCTGGCATAGACCAATTAGTTGTGGCTAAGACTTTAATTGAAGATGCTCAGGCTGTTCCTTACGGTGACATTGGCATTGGCTATAACTCAGAAGGTGAAACAACTTCAGGCATTTTAATTGACCGCGTTTACTATTACTATGAATTAAAAAATGTATTTCAGGCTATTCAAGACCTATCCCGTCAATCAGATGGCTTTGATTTTCATATTGATATTGCCTATGACGCTATTACAGATTTGCCTATTAAATCTTTTAACACTTACTACCCGCGCAGTGGCCTTGTTTATAGCGTTGGTGACATCAATGTGCCTGTATTTACTTTACCTGCTGGCAACATTGTTGAATATGAATACCCTGAAGATGGTTCAATTACCGCTAACTCAATTTATGCAATTGGCGCTGGTTCAAATGAAGGCAAACTTATTTCTAACGCTCAACACCCAACTATTTTTACAGACGGTTGGGCGCTTTTAGAGGACCAAGTTAATTACTCAGATGTTACTGACCAAACCGTTTTAGATAATCTGGCTATGGGCGCAATCAACGCTTTTGTTACACCGCCAATTACTATGAAAGTCGTAGTGCCTGCTTATGTGGACCCTGTTTACGGGACCTATGAAGTAGGAGATGATGCCCGCATTATTATTACTGATGACCGTTTTCCTAACGGCTTAGATGCCATTTACCGTATTGTGGGTTCAAGTGTAGAACCTGGTGAAGATGGGCCTGAACGCGTTACGCTATCTTTAACTACTGGAACAGAAAGCGAAATTGTGTAATGGCATACATCAATCAACCTGCTGATTTGCGTTCTTTGTTTACTGATTTAAGCAACCGTATTACTAAATTAGAAAACGCTACCCGTTTTACCGCTCCCAATGTAAACATTACTACCAATGAACCTGACAACCCTAGAGTTGGGGATATATATTACGATTTAGAAGATGAAGTATTGGTGTATTGGAATGGGACTGATTGGTATAAATTAACGCAATCAATTTATTGATTTTGCTAACATTACTTTTATGAACCTAACGCTTGATACTGCCCTTGCGCTTGCTCAACTTATTTCGCTTGTAATTCTTTTACCTGCTGGAGCGTTCAAAGCGTGGCGCAAAATAGACATGCGTTTAACCTCCCAAGACACAAAATTAGCAAGAATTGAATACGCTTTATTTAATGAAGGCAGAGGTATGGAACAACAATTAAAAGAAGTTCACCGTAATCAACAAGCAGTAATTACGGACTTGGCGGTTTTGAAAGCCAAAAGTGCTTAGGGTTTTAGTGGGAGGCATATTATTAACATCATTACTCACTGGTTGCAGTTATCAAGGGTGGGTGCGTTACCCATGTCAAGAATATGAAAACTGGGAAAAAGCACAATGTAACCCGCCGCAATGTGAGGCACTTGGTCAATGCACAAAAGACTTACTTCCAGAAGTGGAGATTAACAATGGCTAGAAAGAGATTTACTCCTGAAGAATTACACGCCCGTTTAATTGTAACTATTGGCATTGTGTTAGCGGTTGTGTTTGCTGTATCAGTAAGCAGTATGTTGTATGCGCTGTTATTTATTACACAGCCAATGGCCCAAGCGCCTAATGATGCGGCTTTTATTGACCTTGTTTCCACGCTAACCGTATTTTTAACTGGAACTCTTGCGGGCATAGTCAGCGCCAATGGGTTAAAATCTAAGCCAAAGCCAAAGGAAGGTGAAATTGATGACTCAAGCAAATGAGTTTATTGCTGTTGCACTTGCAGAAGTAGGGACCATTGAAGGCCCTAAAGATAATGAAACAAAATATGGGAAATTTACTAAGGCTAATTTCTTACCTTGGTGTGGAAGTTTTGTTATGTGGTGCGCTAATGAGATAGGACTTAAAATTCCTAATTGCGTTTCAACTGTTGCTGGCGCTACTGCGTTTCAAAAGAATGGCAGATGGCAAGACGCTGAAACCGCTACTCCTGAGCCTGGAGATATTGTATTTTTTGATTTTCCTGGTGACGGCGTAACTGGCATTAGCCATGTAGGTATTGTAATTAAAGACAAAGGTGACGGAACTGTTGTTTGCGTTGAAGGTAATACTTCTTCTGATAAAAAAGGTAGCCAACGCAACGGCGGGGAAGTCTGTAAAAAGGTTCGCGCCTATAAAAAGAAGAACGGTAGCAAGGTGCTTCCTTCAAAACCCGTATCCGTAGTAGGCTTTGGCAAGCCAAAATTTAAGGAGTAAAAATGAACGCAAAAATTAAATTAGCCCTAGAGTCATACGCCCGCTCATTTGTTGTAGCGGCTATTGCTGTTTACAGCGCTGGAGAAACAGACATTAAGGCAATTGCTATTGCTGGACTAGCCGCTATTGCGGGTCCTGCAATCCGCGCAATCAATCCATCTGACCCTGCATTTGGTCTAATTGCTGACAAAGTAGATGTAGAAATTAAAGCGCTTGCTAAGAAATCTGCAAAGAAAACTGTAAAAAAGAAGGCATAGATTTCCCGCCTCCATGGGAAAGCACACCTGAGCATGTGTCTAAACTGCTCCTTTTTTATTTTATGATGTAATCTTGTGGTTGAGGCTAGGAGGCAATTATGGGTTTAGCAGACCGTATGCAAGAATTATTAAAATCACAAAGGCCAGTAGGGTCTTGTGCTTATCAACTTTTGTATGACTCACTTTCAACAGAAGAAAAAAAAGCATTAGATACCGCAATCAAATTAGGCTATTCACAAAATTTAATAATAAGGGCGCTTAGAGCAGAAGGTTACAAATGCAGTGCCGATAGTATGCGAGCGCATTTTAAGGGTCAATGTAAATGTCCAAAAGAGTAAATGAAATCCTTGCTGACAGGCAAGAAATTCATGGAGATGCCCTAACTAATTTCACAATGATTGGGCGCATGTGGGGAGCGCTTTTACAAATAGAAGATATTCCTGCACATGTAGTAGCGCTTATGTATGACGCTGGTAAATCAGTGCGGTGCATAGCAAACCCACAGCATGAGGATAATTGGCTTGATAAGGCTGGTTATACACATCACGGCATGGAGATAGCAAATGAGTCTTAAAGACCAATTTGAAGAAATGCCAGAAGGCATTGAGTCAGAAGATGTAAAAGAATTACGCAGTGCGCTTATGCGCGTTCAAAAACAATTAAAACAATCCAAAGAACGCAATGAAGATTTAGTTTTTGCCACTAAGCAGGCCGCTTATGACGCAATGCTGACATTTGGAAAAGTTACACCAGTGCTAGAGGTTAAAAATGATAAGCGCAAAGTCAAAGGTGAAGTAGCCCTATGGCACATGACCGATTGGCAAGGCGCTAAACGCACCGTCAGTTACAACTCAGAA